GCAGTGATCCAAGGTATCTTAGAAGATATGTCAGCAGATACAAAAGAACAATGGTTTAGAGCATGCTTATTTCAAATGTATGTAGATAACCCAAACTACTCAGATATCGCAAGAACCGTTAACATACCACGCACGAGCATAAGACGAGCGGTAGACGAAGCGAAGGAGCACATACGATTAACACTTAAAAACATGAATTTAGATTATGAACTATGAATTAATATTAGCAGTAGCCTGTATAGGAGCTGTATTACAAGAAACACCCCTATGGGAACTAATACTAAAGAAGTTTAAGATAGACTTTAAACCATTCAATTGCCCGTTATGTTTAACCTTTTGGGCAAGCATACCACTATTCATATATACAAATGGATGGAGCTTTATATTTAGTAGTATAGTTGCAGCGGTATTAGCAGAACTAATTAACAAAGAATTAAGAAGACCATGATACAAGAACACTATAAGTGGTGCTTAGAAAACAAAGGCATCCTCTATAATGGACATACCATAAGTAGAGAAAACAAATACGTGTTATATGAAATCTATAACACTTTAACAGGAGAAAAGAAGAAACCTAATGGATGTGGCAAATGCCAAACAACTGTAGTAAATATGGTAAGGTTTCAACTAGAAAAATACGAAGCAAGTAATGAAAGAAAAGAAATTTAAAGTTGACGGTATCGAGTATACCGTTAAAGCAACTACAGAAGATGGATTAAAGAAAGCAGAGAAAGCTTTTAAGAAATCGATTAAAAAGACTAAACAAACACCAATAGACGGCCATGGCATTTAAAGGAGGAGACGAAAACATCAATAGAGCTGGTAGAAAACCAGGCTCAAAGAACAAAGCTACTAAAGAAATAAGAGAAGCTTACCAAAGATTAACAGAACAGAACTTAGATAACATGAGTATTTGGTTAAGTCAAATAGCAGGAGAAGATCCAGCAAAAGCAATGGACTTAATGCTAAGATTATCAGAATACATTATACCTAAGTTAGCAAGACAAGAAGTAGTAGGTAATGATGGTGAAGACCTATTTAAAAATGTTAAGTTTAACTTTGGTCCAGATATTAATGACGACCAAGATAGAATAGAAGAATAATGGTATACACAGGATTTACACCACATCCTAAACAGAGAGAACTTATACAAGGTATATTAGAATCTAAATCTAAATATCATGTTGCATCTATAGGCAGACAATTTGGTAAGTCTTTGATGGGCATTAACTTAGCACTCTACTGGTCTATTAACAATGGACCATGCAAGATCCTCTGGGTGTCTCCTGTGTACTCACAAGCAAGTAAGGTACACAAAGAAATGATTAGTGCCATTGCAGAAAGCGGTATAGTAAAGAATAATAACTATTCAGCCAACGAGATAGAATTAAAGAATGGTTCTACAATAATATTTAGATCAGCCGAAAGGTATGATAATATTAGGGGTTTAACATGTGACTATGGTATAATAGATGAAGCAGCATTCATGAAAGATGATGCATGGCAAGAAGCAATCCGTCCAGTATTCGCAGTAAGAGGCAAGAAAGTCTTATTCTGTTCAACACCCAAAGGAAAGAATTGGTTCTATAATCTACATCAACTCGGACAAAGCCCAGACTATCCAAACTATATAGCCTATGCAGGCAGCTCGTATGATACACCTTATATAGATAGAGAAGAGATAGAAGATGCCCAAAGAACTATGCCAAAGAATGTATTCCAACAGGAGTACCTAGCAAAGTTCATAGACTCAGGTGGAGAAGTATTTACAGATATAGACCATAACACATTCGATAGATACCCAAACCCACAAGGAAAGATCTATTGCGGAGTCGACCTAGGAAAACAAGAAGATTATACAGTAGCAACCTTTATGAATCAAGATGGCCAAGTAATCGATATCTATAGAGACAACAAAAAGGAATGGACAACAATGACAGCCAATATCTTAAAGCTAGTAAAGAAATACAGAGCAACAGTAATGGTAGAAGTAAACTCTATAGGAGATGTAATCTATGAGCAACTAAAAAAACAATGGGCAGATACCCATCCATTTGTTACAAGCTCTAAGTCTAAGAATGAAATCATCGAAGGTCTAATCCTAGACATGAATGAACTGACAGTAAAGATACCATCTAAAGGCCTGTTTCCCGCTCTGTATAGTGAACTATCAGTGTTTACCTACGAGTACAATCCAAAGACTCGAAACATCCGGTACGGCCATCCAGCAGGATTACATGACGATACAGTTATCTCATTAGCAATTGTTAACTATAATCGCAAGCAAAACAAAACCTATGGCCAATACACAGTAATGGGTCGCCGCTAAGACTCACACTATTTCAAACTCTAAACAAACTATATTTACTAGTATATGATTAAGATCACAGTAGACGATAAGGATTATAAGTTACCCGAAAGGTTAACAGTAGACCAATGGATGTTAGCTGCAAAGTATCAACCAACAAAGGCAAACTACTCTAAGATAATAGCAAGTGTTATAGGCTTAGATTGGAGAGACCTAAAGGGTCAGAGTGACGATCTATTAGAAGTCCTAATGGGTATGGTCCAACCTCTGATATGGACTCGCAGAACATGCAAGGTAAAAGACTGGAACCATCTTAACTTTGGCCAATGGGTAGATTTAGATTGTTGGATTACTAGAGGACCTCAACACCACCTAAAAGAAATGATACCTATCCTAGGAGAGACACAGTGGGCAGATGAAGCCTTATATAGGTTAGAGTCCTTTAACGATTACAGAACATGGATCTATAGACAGTATGCCGAACTATTCGGTTTAAACATAGACCCTGAAGATAATCAGATAGTGTCTGATGATAATGGACCTAAAGACCCAATGGATATAGTAAATGGATGGTATCAAATCATCTGTGGTCTTGCAAGTGAAAACCTATTGTGGATAGATAGAGTAACCGAACAACCTCTATTAGCTACTCTAAACTTCATGGCTTACCAGAAACAAAAGCAAGTTGCAGAGAACTTCAACAAATTAAAACAGAAAAGAGAGTATGAATTACAAAGACGTAGTAGATAGAATAAGACAAGTAGTCTTCGACCACAAGATGCTGGTAGACTTTGGTTACGGCCAACTATCTGATATTAAAACAAGAGCACAAGGCGATGGCTTAGACGGTGACACCAACGATGCAGACTACCCTTACTGTTTCTTAAACCCACAGCCACATGTTAGAACAGAGACTCAAATAACCTATAACTTTAACATGATCCTAATGGACATGGCTAGAGAAGAGGAAGGCGATGACTATCAAAACTTCTTAGCAATCCAATCAGATTGTATACAGTATATAGATGACATAGTAGCAAGGCTTTACTATCACTATAAGGACCAACCAGAAGTTCAATTCAATTACAGTTACAATCCATTCTATGAAAGGTTCCAAGATCAATTAGCTGGTGCAACCGCCAACCTAAGTATTATAGTACCTACAAATATCAATGACTGTATAACACCCTTTGCAGATTACGAGTTAGTACATACAAAACAATATGGAGAAGAAGGTAGTAGTGCTACATTTAACTATAATCAAGCCGGCTTTGGTAGTGGATATAATGCAACACAAGGTCAATATAGAATAGATTGGAGACTTACAGACATTACTAATAATGAGGTACTTGCTCCAATACCAGCGACAGTAGGCTTAGCATATGCATTTAACGGCGTTGCCGCTGCACTAGGACCTCAACAGTCAATACCGCCATTCCCTGCAACATGGTCGAGATCTGGTACATATTCATTTACTGTGCCAGCAGGAGAGACCTTCACTAATCCTAGTTTCTTATTTGGATTGGTTGACGGCCCAATACAATTCACAGCATTAGGTTATAACAATCCTCTTGGTAGTGGAGTTCCATACTTGATAGAAATGAAAATATACAAGAGACAATAATGGCATTTAATATAAGTAACTTTAATGCCTTTCAGGAGACTGCTGGTGAATTCGTTTCCGATATGGATAGAGAGCTAAGCACGTTAGCAACAAGGATCGTAGATGATATGAGACAACGAGCACCTGTAGATA